ATCAACCGGGGGCAGCTATGGTATGAGGGCGTCAGCATCGCGCATCTTGTTGAGCTGCGCAAGTGGTACAAGGCATGGTTGGACGCACCGGCGACGCTGATCATCCCGGACAGGCCTGCTTGGCTGGATTGACGGAGGGGGATGCGAATGGAACTGGAGACAAAGGTGATCGAGAACGAGCAGCGGAGCAAATCAAACGGGCACCGGCTGGACAGGCTGGAGGAGCGCGTGGGCGAGCAGGAAAAGCTGGTGACGGCGATTTGCGGACTGCAGAAGGACATGGAGCACACCAAGAGCGACGTATCGACAATTAAAACCAACGTCGATAAGCTCCTGGAAAAGCCAGCGAAGCGCTGGGACGGCGTGGTGACGGCAGTCGTGACGGCGCTGATCTCGGTGTTGGTGGGCGCGCTGCTGGGGCGGCTGATCTGACCGCAGCGGGAAAGAAAAAAACCGGGCAACCGGTGAATTTTTGAAAGGAGAAATGGAAATGAAACTGAGCAACAAGGTCTATGACATTCTGAAGTGGATCGCGCTGTATCTGCTGCCCGCGCTGGGCACGCTGTACTTTGCGCTGTCCGGTATCTGGGGGCTTCCCTACGGGGAGCAGGTCGTCGGCACGATCACGGCTGCGGACACCTTCCTCGGTGTGCTGCTGGGCATCAGCTCCGCTGCTTACAAGAAGGAGCAGTAAGTAATCCGAAAGGGGGAGAATCAAATGGCAAAAGCAAGCGAGATCATGAAACTCGCAAAGTCTTATGTCGGTACGAAGGAAAGCCCAGCATATAGCAACAACGTCATCTTCAACACCCACTACTACGGGCATGAAGTCAGTGGCGGGAATTATGCGTGGTGTGTCGTATTCGTTTGGGACACCTTCCGCATGGCAGGCGCGTCCAACCTGTTCTGCGACGGAAAAAAGACCGCGTGGGTCGATACCGTCCGTGACTGGGCAAAATCCAAGGGGCTGGTAGTCTCGAAAGATCAGGGGCGTCACGGCGACCTTGCCCTTTTCGATTGGAACCACAACGGTAGCGGCGACCACATTGGATTTATCGACGCCAAAAACGCGAACGGCAGCTATCAGACCTGTGAGGGCAATACCTCCGTCGATAACAATTCCAACGGTGGCGAAGTCCAGATCAGAACCCGCTATCCGTCGGAGATCATGATGATCATCCGTCCGCAGTACGAGGCGGAGGAAATCAGCCCCACACCCACACCGACAAAGGAGGAAACAGTCAAAATGGAACTGAGAATGCTCAAGCGCGGCATGAGCGGCAACGATGTCCGCGCGGCCATGCTGCTGATGAAGGACAAGGGCTATTATCCCTGGAATATCCCGGCGACGGACAAGTTGTTCGGCGCGAAGATGGAGCAGGGGCTGAAAAAGATGCAGGCGGAGCACGGCCTCGGCGTGGATGGGCTGCTGGGGAAAAATAGCTGGACGTACCTGCTCAAGTAATGGCACCGATGGCCCGCATCAGCCTGCCGCCCGCGCTGCAAGGGCTGACAAGGGGCGAGATGGAGCGGGTAATTGAGCAGGCCAATGTAGGAGCCGAGAACGAGCGAATTGCAAAGCTCTACTACATCGACAAGCTGCCGCAGGCGGATGTGGCGGCGGAAGTTTATCTTGCACAGGCGACGATCAAGCGGCGGCTGCCGAAGATCGTAGAGAAAATGCAGATAGCCGAAAGACACATGAAAAACTGACAGACCCGGCGGGGGAGACCCTGCCGGGATTTTTTAATGCAATTCGCCAAACATTCAGGCGGTCAAGCCTGAATGTTGGAAGTAACTGGAGGAGCTAATGCGGGAAAATGAAGAAAAAGAAGGTGCAAGGAGGTGAGTGACAGTGGAAAAGGCATACGAGGGCAAGGTGAGAAACACCGGCAGCCAGGTTGTAAAGGCACCGTATCAGCACGAGAACAAGGACAGCGGCAAGGTGCACACCGGGAACGACCTGCGGAGCACGGCAGGCGGGAAAAAGTAAAAAATCTGGAGGATAACATGGGAGAAACCAATTATTACGAGCTTTTCGGCGTACCCGCGCCGGAAGCAGGCGGAAAAGAGCCGGAAGCCGCCGAACCGGCAGCTCAGCCAGCAGAAGCATCCGAAACCGCAGAAGCGGAGCAGGACGAGGGCGGAAAAGAGCCGGAGGCCGCCGAACCGGCAGAAGCGGGCGAAGGGAATCCGGGCGAAGCGCAGCAGAATGCGCAGGAGCCTGAAAAGGACGGGCAGGACGCGGAAACGCGCCGCAAAAACGCGGCACAGCGGAGAAGCCGGGAGAAGCTGGAGGCGGAGCAGAAGGGACGGCAGGACGCTGCCGCCGAGATCCTACGCCAGATGGGGCTGAAGGACCCGAAAACGGGGCAGCCGGTCACGACGATGGAGGAATTCGCGGCGTACCAGCAAGCGAAGATGCAGGCCAAGGCGGAGCAGGACCTGAAGAACGGAAAGCTCAGCCCGGAGGTGCTGCAAAGCGTAGTGATGGCCTCTCCGGAGATGCAGGCCCTCCTGAAGGACGCGAAGGAGACGAAGGAAACCGCCGAAGTGCAGGACTTCACGGCGCGAAGAGAGATGGAGCTGGCGGAGATCCGGAAGCTGAACCCGGAGATCAAGACGCTGGACGACATCATCCGGATGCCGACGGGCGGGGACTTTGCCGACCTCGTGCGCAAGGGGTGCAGCTTTGTACAGGCGTACAAGACCGCAAACTTTGACGCGATCATGCAGAAAACCCGCGCAGCGGGAGAGCAGCGGGCGAGAAACGCTGCAATGTCGCAGGCGCACATCAAGGGTACACCGACCAGCCAGAGCGAGGCCTTTGTGGTGCCGAAGCAGGTGAAGGAGATGTACCGCGTATTTAATCCGGGGATCACGGACGAGGAGATCGCGAAGGATTACCGGAAAAACAGAAAGTGAGGAGAGAAAAATGGCATTTATCCCTTATACCTACGCCGACGGGCAGCCGACGCCGTGGGAATACAAGCAGGCAGAAGCGCTGGGCGAGATCCGGCCGGGACAGGCGCTGGTGCTTTCCGCCGGGAAACTGGCAAAGTGCAGCGGTGATAACCGACCGGAGTACATCGGCATGTACGGGGGAACGGTTGCATCCGGCGACGTGATCCCGGCAATCAAGGTGGACGAGGAGACGGTGTTTGAGACGGAAAACTCCGTAGCAAATGCCTCCGCAGCAGCGGGCAGCCGGCTGACCATCGACACCACCGGCACAAAGATCACAGCGACGGCGGGAACCGCCGTGGAAGTGGTGGAGGCACTGGACACGGCGGCGGGCGGCAAGATGCTCGTGCGCTTCCCGCGCATTCCCAAGACCACAGGCGGCGGCTAAACCGCCGGAACGAAAGGAGAGATGTAACATATGGCACAGATCATTCTGAGTGAATCCAGCAATATGGCCAACTCGCTCTTTGGCGAGATTCAGTCCCCGATTGCGGCGTTTATCGAGCGTCGCGACGAGGCCTGGATGCACGACGAGAGCAACATTGCGGCCAAGATTTTCAAGCAGGTACGCAGCACGCACCACTCCGAGGCATTTACCGGCATCGGCGCGGTGGATACCTTCGCGCCGGTGGGAGAAAACGGCGCATACCCGACGGGCGGCGTGGACATGAGCGACGAGCAGAGCTTTACGGCGGTGACGTGGAAGGGCAGCTTCGCCATCTCCGAGGAGATGATGGAGGACAAGATGGACTCCGTGCTTGTGGGGCAGCCGCAGGGCTTCCTGGATGACTACCACCGCAAGCGCAGCGCATTCTTTGCGGGGTTGCTCGGCTCGGCAATCAAGAATCAGGCGGCCTACAAGGCAAAAAACGTGGAGTTTAAGACCACCTGCTCCGACGGCAAGAAGCTCTTTGCAGCGGATCACAAGCCGCAGAAAAAGAGCACAACCCAGTGCAACGCCTTTAAGGACGCATTCTCCGCGGCGGCGCTGGGCAAGCTGGCGACCGCCATGCAGAACCTGACGGACGACGACGGAAACATGCTGACGATGAACCCGGACACCATCATCATCCCAAACGACGCCGAAATCAAGGCGGAGGTGTTCGGCGTGCTGGGCGCGCACAACGACCCCGGCACGGCAGCAAGCAATAAGTTCAACTACCTCTTCGGCGCGTGGAACGTGCTGATCTGGAACGAGCTGAACCAGTATTGCACCGGCGGCACCACCGTGCCGTGGATCCTGATGGACTCCGGCTACAACAAGCGCTATTTCGGCGCGGTGGATATCATGCGCAAGGACCTGACCGTCAAGAGCGAGATCGCGCACAACGACGCGAACGTCTGGAAGGGCCGCGCAAGATTCACGGGCGGCTTCGTGGACTTCCGCGCATTTGCGGCAGGCGGCCTGTCGTTTGGCAATACCCTGTAAAAGCCCTGCGGACTTTTACAGGGTGGCAGAATTGCAAAACGAAGGGAAAGAGTTTTGCAATTCTGACGCTGCGGCGGGTTATTGGACGCGAAAGACAACACTGACGGTTTTCTTTCACACTATCTTTCCCTCCGAAAATTGAAAAATGCGGCAGGGACAGAAAAAATCCAATGACGAATTACAACAGAATCCGGCGGGGCGCGCAACACGTCCCGCCGGAAACGGCATAGGAGGAAGAAAATGCTGCAAAACATCAATGCTTTGGTCAAGGCGCCGGAGTTGACCGGAAACACAAAGAAGGATCTGGAAGCGCAGCAGAGCTTTAACCGGCAGCTTTTACGGGCGCTGGACTATCTGCTGGGAGAACTGGACAGGAGAGACGAGCAGGCAGAGACGCGCCTGCAAAATTTGGAGGAGAAGAAATGAGCAAGCTGCCGAGCATGAGATACGAGGACAGGATCAAAAAAACGGCGCAGGTGGCCTTTGGCGGTCTGCGTCACAGCCTTTCCTGCTCGGACGGCGAGCTTTACGATATGAAAAACCTGACCTGCAAGGAGTACCCGATTCTGCAGCCGAGGGAAAAGCGGTGGATTGCGGATGCAGGAGACAGGGGCGGGATGCACGCACAAACAAAGCAGGCAATCTACGCAGATAACGGAAATATGTGGGACGTGCATTTTCTGAACGATTACCAGAGCGCGTACCGCCTGCGGTCGAGCACATGGAGCATCTCCGCGTGGCTTGGGCAGGAAAAGAAAGACTGGAAATTCATAAGATTCGGAGACCGCGTGCTGCTTCTGCCGGAAAAGTGGCTGATTAAGACGGCACTGGAGATAGACGGATATGCGCCGACAAACACTGAGCTTCCGACACTGACGGAGGCGGATGCGGGGAAACTGTATCTGACGTCCGGGAAGGCCCCAAGCATCTACCCGGTATACCGGTGGACGGGCACAAAGTGGCAGTACCAGGAGGAGCTGATAGAGCCGCTGGAATACGAGATCAGGGTGACGGGCGTAAAGCTGACGGACGGGACGATCTACGGGGAAAAGGCGACGGCAAACACGCTGACATTTACGGGGATCTCCTACCTGGGAGGATACCCGCAGGTTGGAGACGGGATGGAGCTTTCCGGGCTGACGGAGGCGCCGGGGAACGAGAAAACGGCAATCCTGCGGGAAATGCAGATATCGACGAGCGGGAGCGGAAAACTGGTATTTTCCGACAACTGCTTCAAGATGCCGCTGGGGACGGACGGAAACCCCGTGACCTCGGTGACGATCTCCGGGACGGTGACGCTCAAGCGCACGATGCCGGACCTGGACGGAATCTTTGAGCACGACAACAGGCTCTGGGGATGGAAGGGAAAAACGATCTATGCAAGCAAGCTGGGAGACCCGAAAAACTGGAATGTGTTTGAAGGGCTGAGCACGGACGCATGGGCGCTGGAGACGCAGAGGAAGGGAGAAATCACGGGAGGCGTGAGCTTCGGCGGATATCCGACCTTCTTCCGGGAGGACTCGATGATACGCATCTACGGCGCGACGGCGAATGCGTTCCAGACCTCGGAGATCGCGATGCCGGGCGTAAAAAAAGGCGAGCAGAACAGCATCGCCGCAGCGGGAGGAATGCTGCTGTACCTATCCCGCGACGGGATGATGATCTACGCGGACGAGTACCCGCGGGCGCAGGACAGCGTATTCGGGAACGGGGAGATCAAGGACGCGCTGGCCTGCTCGGACGGCGTGCGATACTATGCGCGGCTGACGGTGGACGGGGAGAAGGCAATCTACCGCTACGACAGCAAGCACGGCCTATGGATGAAGGAGGACGATCCGGGCGTGATCGGAATGACCTACGACCAGGGGACGATCTACGCGCTGCTGGAGCACAGCATCGTGCCGGAGCAGTACGAAAACCGGGCGATCATCGACCTGATCGGAAACGGAAAAATAGAAGGAATAGCACAGACGGAGGAAACGGGGACCGTGGAGAGCTTCGCGGAATTCGGCGATTTCACCGCAGGGAGCCTGAACCGCAAGGCGATGAGCAAGATGCAGCTGCGCATGGGGCTGGAGACGGGAGCGACCGCGACGATCAAGATCAAATACGACGGCGGGCAGTGGGAGCCCCTTTGGACGCTGACACAGGGGATCAAGCGCAGCGTGCAGATCCCGATCCTGCCGAGGCGGTGCGACTACTACCGCATCCGCATAGAGGGAACCGGGATGTGGCGGCTGTACGCGATGGCGCGGGAGCAGTACGAGGGAAGCGAGATCCACTAGGAGGCAACGATGGAGCGCGGATTGGACGAGGCGGTGCAGGCGGCGCTGTGGTTTAAGAGGCTCAAGGAGATCAGCAACGAGAAGTTCCTGCCGCTGTTTTTCGACCAGCACAGGCATCTGGTGCTGATGGGAGGAGGCGGCTCCGGGAAGAGCATCTTCGCGGGGCAGAAGGTCATAGACCGCTGCATCTCGGAGAAAAAACACAGGTTTTTGGTGGTGCGAAAGGTAGCCAGAACCTTGCGGGAGAGCTGCTTTGACCAATTAAAGACACAGGCGCAGGCGCTCTGCCCGGAGGAGATTGCAAGAATCCCGAAAGGCAAAGGCTCGGACATGTACCTGCAATTCAAAAACGGCTCTGAAATTATCTTCGCGGGGCTGGACGACGTGGAAAAACTGAAATCCATCCACGATATCACGGGGATCTGGATAGAGGAGGCGTCGGAGATCGAGGAGCGGGACTTTGACCAGCTGGACATCCGCCTGCGCGGCAATACGAGATACTACAAGCAGATCATCCTGACCTTTAACCCAATCAGCATCACACACTGGCTGAAAAAGCGCTTCTTCGACCGGCAGGACGAGAGAGTGAGGACGCACAGGAGCGTCTACTGGGACAACCGGTTTCTGCCGGAGGAAGACCGGCTGACACTGGAGGCGATGAAGGAGACAGACCCGTACTACTATCAGGTGTACTGCCTGGGGCAGTGGGGCGTGCTGTCGCAGACGATATTTGACCGGGAGACGCTGATGCGCAAGCTGCAAAGCCTGCCGGAACCGGAGGCGCGCGGAGAGTTTGACTACACGTACAACGAGATTGCCGTAACGGGATGGGAATTCCGAGAGGGCGCAGCGGGCGAGACGGTGATATACAGGCAGCCGGAGCAGGGACACCCTTATGTGATCGGCGCGGACACGGCAGGAGAGGGGTCCGACTGGTTTGTGGCGGACGTGATAGACAACGCGACGGGGCGGCTTGTGGCAAAGTACCGGACAAGGACGGACGAGGATCTGTTTGCAAGGCAGCTCTACTGCCTGGGAATGTACTACAACACGGCGCTCATCGGCGTGGAGGTGAACTTCTCGACGCACCCGGTAAAGGAGCTGCAAAGGCTGAGATACCCGAAGCTATACCTGCGAGAGGTGGAGGACAGCGTGACCAAGAAGGTGCGGATGTCCTACGGCTTCAGAACCGACCGGCTGACAAGGCCGACGATCATTGCGGGGCTGGTGGGAATCATGAGAGAGCACCCGGAGCTGGTGGACGACGAGGACACGATACAGGAGATGCTGACCTTTGCGAGGAACAGCAAGGGGCGGCCGGAGGCGATAGAGGGCGCACACGACGACTGCGTGATGGCGCTGGCGATTACCTACTACATCCGGGACCAGCAGGAAACGAGGATAGAAAAGCCGCGGGGCGAGCGCGTGAAATGGCACGCCGACCAGTGGGAGGACTACGACAACGCAAGCGAAACGGAGAAGGCAGAGCTGCTGAAGCTCTGGGGCAATCCGTTCTGAATTTGAGGAGGGAAGCATGAAACAGAAAAAGGAAACCGTGAGCCTGTGGCAGGAGCGGCTGGAAAAGAATCTTTCCGCCTACGCCGCAGAGCAGGAAAAGATGCAGCGCAGAGAGGCGCAGTACAGAGGGGAGCGCAAGCTGACCCCGCTGACGGAGAACGACAGGAAGTACGGATACCAGAAGGAGACAAGCCACGTCTGGAACATCACGGCAGAAAACATCGAATCGGAGATCGACAGCTCTATCCCGATGCCGAAGGTCACGCCGATGCGCCGCGAGGACGAGCATCTGGCGCGGATGATAGAAAACATGCTGCGAAACGAGCTGGACCGGCTGCCGACGGAGGAGCTGAACGACGAATCCGAGCGCATCACCTACAAGCAGGGCGGCTGCCTGTATCTGCCGGAATGGGACACGAGCAAGCGGACGCACACGACCGTGGGCGAGAACACGCTGAAATGCGTCCACCCGATGCAGTTTGTGCCGCAGAACGGCGTGCAGGAAATTGACGAGATGGAATATTACTTCTGGCTGATTCCGGTAACGAAGGGCTATGTGCGCAGACGCTACGGCGTGGACGTGGGCGATATGCAGGAGGAGATGCCGGAGGTCAGAAGCGAGGAGGAGAGCACCGCGGAGGATGTGGTAACGCTGAAGATCGCGGAGTACCGGAACGAGGACGGAGGTGTGGGCCGCTTTGCGTGGGTGGGGAACCTGGAGGTGGAGAACCTGCCAGACTGCCAGGCGCGCATCCTGCGGCGCTGCAAAAAGTGCGGGCAGACGGAGGCGGACAGCGCGTACATAGACCTGAGCGAGCCGACGCAGGACGGGAGCTACCCGGAGGACGCGGAAAAGCGGAAGCCGAGAAAGGGCGTGTGCTCCTTCTGCGGGGCAAACAGCTGGGAGGACGTGGTGGAGACCTCGCGAAAGGTGAGGCTGGACGAGCTGGACGAGCTTGGAGTAAACCCGGCGATCACGCAGCGGCTGAGAGCAGAGCATGGCTTCGGGAAAATCTTCTACCGGCCGGAAGAACAGATAACGGAACCGGCTGCTATGGACGCGATGCAGGCACCGATGGGGAGCCTCGGCGCGCAGGAGGTTCCCATGCAGGAGATCGCGCCGGCGGAGATCGCGCCGGCGGAGGAAGCGCCGGCGCCGGAAGCGGAAAGCTACGAAGAAGAAATTGAAATCCCGTACTACAAGCCGGACATTTTCCCAGCGGTGCTGCGCAGGAACGTGACGGCGCACGGGAAATTCTTAGGTGAATCGGACTGCGACAAGATCGCAGACCAGCAGAACACCATCAACCGCTTGGAGCAGAAAACCATAGACCGGCTGATGAAGGCGGGCAGCAAGATCACACTGCCGGATTCGACGCACCTGAGAGTTGACCCGCAGGACAACGGTATTTGGTATGTGGGCAATGCGGCGGATGCAAGCCTGATCGCGGTGAGAGACTTTCAGGCGGACATCACCCCGAACATGGCGATGCTGACGCAGGCCTACGAGGAATCCAGACGCTTGATCGGCATGACGGACAGCTATCAGGGACGGACAGACCCGACGGCGCAGTCCGGCAAGGCAAAGGAATTTGCGGCAGCACAGTCGGCGGGACGCTTGGAGAGTAAGCGCGTGCTGAAGAAAGCGGCGTATGCGCGAATCTTTGAGCGGATGTTCAAAAACCAACTGGCATACTGCGAAGAGAAGCGGCCGCTGCGCTTCCGGGACGAAAAGGGAAATCAGGAATACGAGGAATGGAATTCCTACGCATTTTTGAGAATGGACGATGCCGGGGAGCTTTACTGGAACGATCAATTCCTGTTCTCCTGCGACGATGCGTCCGGCCTTGCCACGAACCGCGAGGCGATGTGGCAGGAGACCACGGCGCACCTGCAGTCCGGCGCTTTCGGAGACCCGAGGAGCATTGACACGCTGATCCTCTACTGGACGAAGATGGAGGAGGACCATTTCCCGGGTGCGGGGAAGATCAAGTCCTTGATGGAGCAGCGCAGAGAGGAGCAGCTTCAGCAGCAGATGCTGATGATGCAGGCACAAATGGCGATGCAGAAGCCGACGGAGATGGGAGGTTAAGACATGGCAAACGAAATTGACTATACGAAGCTGTCAGCCGAGGAGCTGGCAAAGCTGCTGAACGTGCAGCAGACACAGCCGACAAATCCGTATGTGGCGGAGCTGAACAGTGTGACGGGGGCGCAGCCCACGGCGCAGGGGGTCAGCCCCTATGCGGCGGAGCTGGACAAGGTGATGGGAACCCAGAAATCGACGGTGGACTATCTGCTGGGGGACGACGTGATCTCGGCCTACAAAAAGGCGTATCTGCGGGAAGCGGACAGAACCGGACGCGACACGCTGGGACAGTACGCGACGATGACGGGCGGCATTCCCTCGACGCAGGCGGTGGCAGCGGCCTCACAGGCGGCAGACTACCAGAAGAGCAAGCTGGCCGAGCTGATGCCGAGCCTGTACCAGCAGCAGATCGAAGCGGCCATGAACCGCTGGAAGGAGCTGGGGACGGCAGACGACAAGGTGGCGGCGATCCTCGGCGTGCAGGTGGGCGCACCGACGGCAGACCAGACGTATCAAAACTGGAACCAGAAGATGCAGGAGGACCAGCTTGCATGGCAGAAGGAGCAGTTTGAATGGCAGAAGCAGCAGCAGGCAAAGAGCGACTCCTATTCCCTCGCGCTGACGCTGCTGCAAAACGGGCAGATGCCGTCGGGCGAACTGCTGACGGCGGCGGGAATCTCGGCAGACGACGCGCAGAAGATCCTGTCGGCGGCGCAGAGCGCAGCCTACACAAGAAGCTCCGGCGGCGGAGGAGGCGGCAGAAGCGCGAAAACAAAGACGGTAGGCTACAAGGAGCGGCAGGAACTGCTGGCAAAGCTGAACAAGGCGGGGACGATTGACGCGATAGAGAGCGACATTGCGTACTACGCCGCAGCGGGCTATGACTACAACGAGCTTTACAACTGGCTGCTGAGCTATGCGAACCTGTCGGGAGGAAAGAGCGGGAGCAGCTATGACGGAGGGTACTCCGGGAGAAAAAATGGAGGCCCGAACAAGCGGCCGACCGTAAAGCTGAACTGAGGAGGCAGAAAGATGAATTATCCGAAGACCTTTGACGAATACATCGCACAGAAAAACCGGCAGGCCGCGGGGAATACTCCTGCGGCCTCCGGTGGTTTTTCCTATCCGGCGACCTTTGACGAATATATGCAGCAGAAGGGACAAAGCCGGCAGAACCCGATGCAGACAGCGGAACGTGAAAAGTGCCTGAGCGCTTCAGGCTTTGACCGGATGCAGACGGACATCGGGACGCTGTTCGGCGGCATGGACGGATATTTCCAGAGCAAGCACCGCATCGGCGCAAGCGGCAGCGGGTGGAAAGAGCGCGTGGGCGCGATGCTGCAAAGTGTGGAGAAGGAACGCGATTATTTCAACCGCTATGCGGGCGTGATGGGCGAGGACGCGCAGAAATACCAGAACCGGCTGAACGAATGGGAAACGCAGCTCAAGCGTTACCAGAAGGCAATGAACGGCCAAGAGGACGACGAGGACAGCCTTGCACTCGGCAGCGGCCTTGCGCGGTTCCGGACGGAGGCGAACGACTACTTCACCAAAGCATCCGAAACGGAGGCGGGAACGGCAGTAGCCAACAAGGCGATGCAGTGGGCAAGCGGCGCGAAAAAGCTGCTGAAAGATGCCGACGAGGTGGAAAGCTACCTGAAAAAGAAGAACACGGCGGAGGCGCAGGGTCTCTTGCAGCAGGTGCAGCGGTACAAGACGCAGCTTGCACAGATGCAGGAAACCGGAACGGGCGCACAGACAATGAACCAACTGACGGGAAAGCCAATGGGCGCTGCGATCAATCCGAACCTGCCGAGATATACAGACAGCACGGGAGAAAAGATCACCGCGGGAAGCCCCTACCGGCTGGGACAGGCGCAGGAGGCGGCGCAGAACGCGGAGCTTTCCGGCCTGATGGCAAAGAAAGCGGAAAAGGCCGACTGGCAGAACCAGACCGTGCAGCAGCACGAGGAATATATCCGCAAGGATTTCGATGCACTGAAAAAGTTCACACAGAACGGAACCTCTCAGGGCGCTGCGGAGAATATTCATGCGGGAATCTTCCAGGAGATCGCGGCGCGGCTGAACTACCTTCTCGCAAGCGGAAAATGCACGGAAGAGGAGTATGCACAGCTGCTGGAAAAGGTTGACGGCTGGAAAAGGGAATATCTGGAGGAAGCAAACCACGCCTATAAAAACTACCCGAACAAATGGACGGGGGACGCGCAGGGCGCGATCCGGAGGGCGGCGGAAGCGCTCCCGGACAAGGGAGACACGATGAAGGAATTCCGCTACCAGAGGTCCAACCTGACGCGAGAGAACATCCGATATAAACCGGTGGACGAGCTGCTTGACCGGATGCACTTTACCTACGGAGAGGGGGACTGGGGCAACTCCGCAGCGGAGAGAGCCGCAATCACCTTTATGGGGCAGGAGGTGCTGCCGGAATACCTGGCAAACACGGAAATGACGCAGGAGCAGTACGACCGGTTTATGCAGCAGATCAAGGGGACACCGAACGAGACGCAGCTCCGGAAGGAACGAGAGGCAAACGGCCTGAAGGCCAACCCGGACGGCCAGCAGGCCGCGCTGGACAGATACAAGGAGATCGACGGGCAGACCTACCTTGATATGTTTGAAACCGGCAGCCAGAACGCAGCGGACAACATCATGCTGAAATATCCCGGCGGCATGGACCAGGTGCTCACACGCGGGCTGGGCTATATCACAAAGGCGACCGGCAAGGTGCTGAATATGTTCGGCGAGAACCCGGTGGGAAACTACTTCGTTGAGGGCGGCCAGCAGGGAATCGACTACGAAAACAGGGACTGGCAGGAAGGAAAGCAGAGAGAATACGAGCAGGGGCGGTATGCCTCCGACCTGCTGCAAAACGGCAGCAAGTTTGAGAAATTTACAGCCGGCATGACGAAGGACCTGACGCAGGCTGCGCTGGAAATGGCCGCAGCGGGCGCGATTGCCGGGCAGATCAGCGCGGGGAACACGGCGCTTGCGCAGCTCTCGCAGGGCGGAAAGTATGCGTCGAGCCTTGCAAACGCGCAGAAGGGCGCGACGGGCTACATGAAGTTTGCCTCGCAGATGGCAGGCCTGATGAAAAACAGCTCCAACCTGATCATTTCCGCAAACGCGGCGCTGAACAGCTACGGCGAGGCGGAGGACAGCGGAATGAGCGCCGCCGGGCGGGCGGTGAAGCTGCTTGCGGGCGGCCTGATCGAATACGGGACGAACGGCCTGTTCGGAGGGAACCCGGTGGTAGACCCGGAGGGCGCGGGCGCCGTAGCGAAATACATCTACAAGCTGACAGACAATGAGACCATCCGGAAGATCGTATCGAGCAAGGTGTTCGACCGCATCGGCGAGGGTCTGGAGGAAGTGGCCTCGGCCGTTGCGGGCGCGGCGCTGGACTACGCGCTGACGGGCGAAACCGACCTGACGGCAAAGGAGCTGGTGGACGAGTTTACCGTGGGCGTGCTGCTTTCCATGGTGATGAGCGCGCCGGAGGACATTATCGACCTGACGGCGCGGGCGAAGAACTATGTAAAATCCAACGTGATTACGAGGTTTGATGCGAACGCACAGACGAGCCTTGAAAGCCTCTACCGCGCAATGACGAGATACGAGCTGGAATACCTCGCGGGCGACGAGAATCTGATGCGCATGAACGGGTGGAGCGAGAAGGAGATCAAGCGCGCAAGGAGCGACTGGGAAACGGTCGTAAGGGAATTTAACACGCTTGCAGACCGGCTGGAGGGTACGCAGAGCCTGTCGGACAGCTTCCGGCGATACGAAGCGCCGGAGGGCTTCTTTGACAACGACTTTGTGGACGCGGATTTCCAGAACGCCATCCTTGCGAACCAGACGAGCGAGGCGGCGCTGCTGACGGACCGGGCGCTGGACATCCGGATTCTTTCGGAGCGGGAAATGATCGACAGCCTGAGAGGCAGCGAGGCGGCGCAGGACATCTATACGGCGCGAGATGCACAGCAGCGGCTTGACATTCTGGAACAGGAAAAGGCCGCCAGAGCGGCAGAGCGGGCGCAGAGAGCGGCGGAACGCGCCGGACAGGAAAACACACCGGCAGCGGAACAATCCGCGCAGGAAGCGCCGCAGACGGCGCAGGAGGAAGCCCGAAACGATATAGCGGAAGAAAACACACCGGCAGAGCCGGTGCAGGCGGAAGAGGTCACTGCGCCGACGGCGCAGGCAAATGAAGGAGGAACGGTCAATGAGAGTAATGGTCAAGGTGAAGAACGGACGGCACGTGTGGATTCCGCAGGAGAAGCTGTCACAGTGGAAAGAAAGCCAGAACGCGCCAATGACGCCGGAGCGGGAGAAGGTCGTACAGGAAATCTATCAGAAGCTGCGCGGAGAGGGAAGCTCGAAGAAAGAGTAAAGCGCTTTTCTGACGTTGCGCAGGACAAGCCGGTCAGTGAGCTGATGAGCAGCGGCGACCCGGACGCGCTGGTGGGCGTGATTCCCGTGCGGAAATACACCAAGGAAATGCAGCAGATGCAGCGGGCGGCGAAGAGCCACGGGATGAAGCTGACCTATGTGAAGGGAACGCTCTCCATTCAGGCGAAGAACGGCGAATACATCAATGCAAACGGCGCTTACGACGAGGAGACCGGAAGAATCTTTGCCAGCGTGTCGAGCGCGGAGTATGAGCCGGAGCAGATCGCGCAGCACGAGCTTTACCACGCGCTGATCGCGAAGGGAGAGGCAAACGTGGAGCTCACGCTTCAGCTGCTGAGAAATGAATTCTCCGACGAGCAGCTGATGGAAATCGCCAGAGAATACGAAAAGCTCTATTTTGGCGTTTATGATTCCGGCGCGGACGTCTGGGAAGAAATCTTCGCGGATGCCTATTCCGGCATGAATCGTTTCGGCACGGGGAAAATCTATCAGCTGCAGCGGACGGTTGCAGAAAGCACGCCGGAGGTGGACGTCAGCGAACCGGCGGCGGAGGTTTCTTCCGCTGTGCGCCGGACGCAGGACAGCGACGGGAACGAAAAAGCCGCCAGGAGAGGCGGCACGAGGGCGAGTATGGCAGGCCAGAAGGCCAAGACGGCAAGCTCCAAGAGCCTTGCACTTGCGGAGGCCATGGAGGAGGACGGCGCAAGCCGAGAGGAAATCTGGCGGAAAACCGGATGGATTCGCGGCGCAGACGGCCAGTGGCGTTTTGAGGTGGACGACAGCAAGGCGGAATTCCGACCGAACGGGGACGCAAGGCTGCTGGGCGAGCCGAGATACCGCAGACTGGAAGAACTGACAGACAAATGGGGCGACAGCTTTGAAAAGGGCGGAGAACCGCTGACAGAGGCGGAGGAAGCGGAAATGGAAGCGCTTCAGGAGGAATACAGCGACAGGGTATGGGAGAAAAAATACGAGCTTCAGGACTTCCTGAAGCACGACGAACTCTATGAGGCATACCCTATGCTGCGGCACACGACGCTGCGCTTTGAAAAGCTGGATCCCGGCGTGAAGGGAAAATTTGACAAAAGAAACGGCGCGATTATTCTCTCCGACAGCCTGTTCGGCAAGGGGCCGGAGACGCTGCTGCACGAGATTCAGCACATCATCCAGAAATACGAGGGATTCCAGGGCGGAACAAGCCCGGAATACTGGGCGCGGCGAGACTATGAAAGCGGCGACCGGTTACAGGAGCGATTGCAGCAGGAGTATGACGACATTCTGAACGGCCTGACAAAGGAAGAACAGAACGACTATATCCGCTATCAGGAGATCGACGGGGAGCTGGAGCGCCTGTTCTACTCCGAAAAGCCGGGAGACACGGAGAAATACGACCGGATGGACGCGGAGCATGACAGACTCTATGAAAAGCTCTATCCGAAGGAGTGGTTTGGAAAGCTGCTCGATCTGAAACGGCAGATGGAAAACCCAGGCGAGGTCTATCTGGGGCAGTACATCAATTCCGCAGGAGAGATCGAGGCGCGAGAGACGGCCAGCCGCCGCAAGATGACCGCAGAGGAACGGCAAAACAAAATGCCCGACCTCGGATGGGATCGAGCACTGCTGACGGAGGACACGGGGAACGGTTATTCCATTGCGGAGATCAAAGGCGAAAAACAGGATTACGGCATCGGCGTGGTGCTGGACACGAAACTGTTTGACGGCGTGAAGCCTCGGTACTGGGGGAAAGTGCTGGGAAAATTCGTGTATGAAAACCTTGCGGGGACGGAGCTGCGCACATTCGACGAAAACGGGAACGAGCAAACAGTTTATCTGGCAAGAGAAAATGACCGCGTAAGAAAAGACGGAGCGAACAACAGCCACAGGGTGATTGACAAGCTGGCACGGTACACGGGGGATAATACAAGGGCGCTTGCAGTTGTACATATCTCTGAGCTGCTGGCAACCTCGGAGCATGAAAATACCACCGATGAACACAATCATCAGTGGATGGATAGCAGAGGTTGGGAACATAGAAAAACGTATATTCAGGATGCTGCGGGAAACATATACTCTGCAACGCTGAATATTGCAAGAGGAAATGACAGAAACATCCTATACGACATCAATAACGTCCGCAGAATAGACGAAGGAAGCATTGCCGGCGGCGCCGTGTCCTCAGCCCGCCGAAGCGGGAGGGACTCGCTCACATCACACAATGCTTCCTCGGATGGGAGAATAGCACAGAATGACAGAAATGTCAAGAAGAAATTTTCCCTCTCTCCGACGGAAAAGGCGCAGCGGGCGCAGGAGCGCGCGGAAACGGCGGCAGCCAAGGCCGAAGAAGCGAAGCAGGACGCGCACCAGAGCATTTTGTCGGACGATGAGATGAAGGCGCTCGGAGAAGAGAGGAATCCGGAGGGGTACTATGCTCAGAGGGTGAAGTTCTCGTTAGGACAGCAGACGGAAAGTAAACGGTTGCTTACAGACGAAGAAAAAGCGGACAAAGGAATCCGTGTCTACGGACGCGGGGAAGGACAGGTATATAAAGCCGTGCCAGGGGACACGGTGGAGCTGATATCACAGGGATATTGGGAAAGAAACCCGGACGGAACGTGGGAGGAGGGTAAATACTATAACCTCGGCTCAATTGAGGTGCCAAAAAACGGTGATGAAAATACTCTCGTCGTGACGGGATTGCCGAACCGAGCAAAATTCGCGTCGGACGAAACTCCGAATTATATCCTCTCAGGGGGGAGAATGGCGTTAAACAGAAGTTCAGCAAACAATAACACGAGTGAGAAAATCAAAGGTGCGGTTGAGAGTGAAATTTATTCAATGGTGGGGTTAAGGAAGGATGGGTATTTTTACAGAATAATAAAGTCGGAAAAGGAAATTGATTATATAAAAGGCGGAAAGATAAGACGATCTGTAAACCATGCGACCGGAGAAAAGGAAGACGGGTACTCGGTATGGGAATACCCAAAATATCCGGGGGATCTCGTAGAAGTGACAGGCGAAGTAATTTCCATAGGATCAGACGGGGAACCTGTTCTGGACGTACATACGGTTAAGTTTGTGCGTGTCATTGAAGACTGGATGGAGCAATACCACAAAGGGAAGGAGCTTTTCAAAGAAAAGTACGGATGGAGCGATGCTCAATTGGAACAAGCGCTTCGCGGCGGCTATCAGTTAAACAGAGAATTGCCTCAGGCAGCATCCAGCACACCCCAAAAATTTTCCCTCACTCCAACAGAAAAGGCGCAGCGGGCGCAGGAGCGCGCGGAAGCGGCGGCAGCCAAGGCCGAAGAAGCGAAGCAGGCCTCGCAGGAGAGCTACAAAAAGGAGCTGACCGGCGGGCTGAAAAAGCTGTTTGAGGTGCAGAGCTACGAGGCGCTGGAGAAGCTCTTAGAGGCTCCGATGGCGGAAATGCAGCAGGGCGTGAAGCTGCTGAAGGCGGAAAAGGACGACCTTTTTGAAGCGCTGATGGATCTCGGCACGGCAACGCTCCCGGCGGACGACCACTACAGGGAGATCCGGGAGGCACTGAGGGGAAGAAGAATCTTTGTGCCGGAGGGAATCCGGGAGGACTTCGGCGACGACTGGGGAGACTTCCGCAAGAAGGCGTTCAGCAGCGGAATCTACTTCACGGACAAGGCGAGCGACCGGAGCGTGGACGTGCATATGCTGGAGCTGGCGGACGCATACCCCTCGGAATTCACGGAGGAATACATCGCCTCGGAGATGCTGCGGCAGATCGTGGACGCGGCGGAAAAGGGCAAGGACGCGCGGATGAGCCTGCGAAAGGGCATGGAGGAAAACGAGAAGCGCTTCGGTCTGAAGCGGGAGGAGCAGCTGGAATACCAGAGGCAGGAATTTGAAAAGCTGCTGAACCGGTACGAAAAGCAGGCAGGCGCGGAGGCGAGAGAAGCGCAGGCAAGAACGGAAACGGAAGAGCGGCTGGAATCGCTCATCCGCGAGGCAGACGGAGAAAGGCCGGCGAAAAAGCCCGAGGGAATCACGGAGCCGTGGACGATCTCGGAGACGGCGGCACAGAAGCGCGGCTTCCCATTCCTGAACGGGCGGCAGGTCTACCCTCTGCGGACGTGGGTCAAGGCGGCGGACATGGGCAACTACGGCCTTGTGCTGGACAAGAGCACGAAGAAGGGCATGCTCACGGTGCTGTTTACAAACAAGGAGACCGGGCTTGCCAGCGTGAAGGACATGGAGACGAAGATGCTGACGGCGGTGGAGCCGAAGTATCAGCCGAGCGTGCAGGAGACGGCGGCGCTGCTTGCGAGTATGCCGCAGGAGAAGCTGGAGGACGCGGCGGACGCAGAGGATCTTGCGGAATTCTACAACTGGTACGACGCGAAGACGGCGGAGGCGGACGCAAGGCAGAAGGCAGAGACCAGAGCGGCAGCCGAGGAAGAGCGCAAGGGAAGCATCGTGCGGACGGCGGAGGAAAACGAGAAGAAAAAGCAGGAACGGCTGGAGGACGTGCAAAAGGCCTATTTGGAGAGCTTTGGAACCAGTGAACCGGACTTCCCATACGGGAAGGGGAAGCCGATGTATTCCAGAGGGACGAGCTTGCAGCCGGGAGAGGCGCTGGCACTCCTGCAGGCAATGACCGGGAAAAAGTGGGAGCTGACGAACCGGGCAAACGGGACGTGGAAAGCGACCATTACAAAGGAAGATGCACCGAAAAGCTCCATCAGCCCGAAAGCCGCGCTGGAAAAATTGCAGGCATCGAAGAAGACCTTTGCAGACCTGACTGCGGCGGGGATCCATCCGGAGGGGACACCGAAGGAGAGCTTTAAGGGATCCCCGGCGCTGGAAAAAGCAGGCGTAAAGATCGACGGAGGCATTACAGAATACAGCCAGGTGGACGCAATGCGAAAGGGAGCGGAAACCCGGCGGTCAATTCAGCGGCAGATTGAAAAAACGACCAAAAAATGGGGCGCGACAAAGCAGGAGCTTCGGGAGGCGAAGAAAATCGCATCGGGGCGGTCGGAATACTACAGGCTGCCGGACAAGTGCCGGCCGGAGGTCGTATCTCAGCTGGCGGCGCTGTACCTGAACGAGCGCATGACAGGAGAGGATCTGATCCAGATCCGGAAGGGAGAGATCCGGGACGGACTGCTTTACAAGATGATCGACCTGTTCCCGACGGAGAAGGAGATTCAGGCTGACCCGTCGCTCTTTAAGCCGGAGAAGCTGCTGGTGCTGAACTACCGGACGGCGCTGAGGTCAATGGTAAATATCTTTGGCGAGGAGCGCGGGATGGAAATCTACAACTACCTCTTTGCGCCGGTGGTAAGGAACACGGCGGAAAGCTACCGGTGGATGAACGGACAGTTTGACGACGTGCGGAAATTCACGGACAGCAAGGGGGAAAAGTCGGAACTCAACCAGACGGAGAGCGCCTATGTGCATATGATGCTGGATGTGGAAGGGTATGTGCAGCAGGCGCAGGAGAGCGACAGAAGCAAAGACCTGATCAGCGCGGCGGAAAACGTTGCGCGGGGCGAAAGCGTGGAAAACGAGGCGATTGAATTCGCGCTGAACAGCGAGGAAGCAAAGATCGTGGAAAAGTACGCGCAATGGATCAACGGCAAGGACGCGGAGGGGATAGACAAGGTAAAGTGCGAGAATGCAATGAAGGAATACAGGGGAAAATTTGACCTGTACTTTGAGGCGATCAACGACTTCCTTGTTGCGCACGGGATGCAGCCGATCGGAAAAATTAAGGGCTATACGCCGCACATTCCGATTGCGGAAAGGTTTAACTCCGTACAAAAGGCACTGGACGATCTGTGGAAGGCGCTGGGGATCAAGGACGAAACGGTGACAAGGCTTCCGGCGGAGATTGCGGGCAGAACGGAAACGTTCCGGCCGCAGAAGCGGTGGAATCCGTTCTTCCTCGAAAGAAAGGGCGACAAGACGGCGTATGACATTGAAGAAGCGTTCCAGAACTACGTGCAGTATCTCGGCGATATCCTTTTCCACACGGACGACATCCAGAAAATACGCGCGGCGGAAAGCTATCTGAGAAAAGGTCTGCGGGGGAGCTTTACCGCGACGCTGGAAAAGGCGCTGGATATGTCCAGAAGCGGGAACGTGGAAGAAAAAGTGGAATACCTGCAGGAGATGGGGCGCATCGGAAACGATATGCGAGAATACTCCAACGCGGAGCTTGCAGAGGCGTTTGACAAGCTGATTGAGGAAATGCTCGGAGAAGCGCAGAACAACACGAGATATTCCGACCTTGTGGTATGGCTGAAAAACTACGGGGATATTCTGGCCGGAAAACAGTTCGGCGGCGACAGAGGCACGGAATACATGGGCGGGCGCGAATGGCTGAACATCGGCAACAAGCTGGTGGGAGCCTTTGCAAAGGCCAATGTGGCCGGAAACCTCTCCTCCGTGCTGAACCAGAGCGCCCAGCTTGCCATGCTTCAGGCCACGAGAAGCCAGCGGGCGATCCTGAAAGCGACACAGGAGTTCTGCACGGGAAAGCTGGGAGAATTCCGAAAGGAGATCGACTTCCTGACCGGAAAGATGGGGATTGACTATCTGGTGCAGAGCGGGACGGACAAGTTTGTGTCCGGTATGTTTGCCCCGGCGGAATTCATGGATTCGATGCTCTCGACGATTGCGACGCGCGCGGCATACTGGGATGCGATCCGGAATGGGAAAAACCACGAGGAAGCCATGCGGTTTGCGGACTGGTACGGCAGAGCCTTGATGGGAGACCGGACAAAGGGCGCAAAACCGCTGGCATTCCACAGCAAGGGAATGTGGAAAAGAATGGCGAACCTCTTCCAGATCGAGCTGCTGAACACCGTGGAGTTCGTAATGAAGGATATGCCGCTGGAGATTCAGAGAGAGGCGGAAAAGAACGGGAAAAAGAGTGCGGCGCGGATGCTGCTGCGGACGATCTTCGGGTACCTGATTGCGGCGTTCGTGCTGAACCGGCTGACGGATGAGCTTTACGGCGGCACGCCCGCACCGCTGGACATTGCAGGACTGACGGCAAACTTCTTTGCCTCCGGCAAGGGCCTATCAACGAACGACTACATGAAGAGCCTGATCAACAAGGTGGTCGGATCGGAAATCTTTGACGTGCCGGAGGAACGGGAAACGTTTGACACGTCGGCGGCGCTTGCGGACACGGGGTATAACCTGATGAATGAAATTCCGTTTGCATCGAATCTGTCCGGCCTGGTTGGCGTGGGCGACCGGACAATGCCGATGCCGGACATTTACGGAAGCGGGAAGAATATTGCGGATGCAATAAAAACGGACGGGTTCTTCTCCGGCGCATCGGCGGAGGCTGTGGCAAAGCTGCTTGCACAGCTTGTTCCGGGCGGGCGGCAGCTCAGCAAGACCGGATTCGGCGTGAAGGCGCTGATCGAGGGCGGCAAAACCAAGGGCTACGGAGAAAAGCAGAGGCTGCAATATCCGCTGGATATGGACGATCCGATGACCTACATCCGGACGGCGCTGTTCGGCGTAAACGCATCACCGGAGGCAAAAGCGTATTATGCCGGGGACGACTCCGGGCTGACGGCAAAGCAGACGCAGCTCTGGAACGAGCTGCGGGAGGAGGGCGTGAACGGGTATGCGCTCTACGGCCTGATGATGCGGATGGACGATGCAATGAATTACTCCGACATCCCGGAGCCAAAGGACGACGAGAGCGAAGAGGAAAAGGCAAAGCGCTTGCAGCAGAAGGAGGAGCACCGCAAAAAGGCACGCGCCGAGCTGGCAGCGCAGGAGAATTTGACCGACGGGCAGAGAATGAGAATCTACAGCGCGATGGTCGAAAGCGGGAAAAACGACGCAATTGACAAGCTGATGGACGCCGGGATGAAGTGGAAGGACATTTCCGAAATCCTTGACAAGCGCGGAGAGCTGGGCGCCGGGAGAAGCGAAAAAGAATGGGCGGCGGACTTTGCAAGCTGGCTGGACGGGAAGAAGTATTCCGGGAAACAGCGCGAGGTAATCGACGAGGAACTTGTGCCGAAGTCTGCGAAATTCTACAACGAAATGACCGCAGCGGGCGTGAGCGCGGGAAGCGCGCTGAAGATAGAGAAAAAAGCGCGTGACCTTGCGGGAGAGAATGACCTGAACCAGACGTTCAAGGCGCAGGCGGTCATGCAGTCCGGGCTATCGGACAAGGAAGCCTATGCGGCGCTGGGAGCGGTATATACCGGCTCGACGGCGGAGAAATTCAGGGCCGCGCAGACGGAAGGAATTCCGGCGAAGGTCTATGCCGAATTCTGGACAAGAGCGAAGGAGCTGCACGCGGACAAGGACGAGAACGGGAAGAGCATCTCCGGCAGCAGGAAGGAAAAGGTCATTGAATTGATCGACAGCCTGAGCCTGACGGCAGAACAGAAGGACTGGATCATGGGGCAGGAGTACGAAAATGTGAGATGGTGGCAGATGCCGTGGAACTGAGCCGCAAATGACCCATAAGTGACCCACAAGCGAAAAAAGAATATGCCATACTGGACGCAGAAGGAAGGTGTTCGGTATGGCATATTCGTTTTTTCAGCCGAATCCGCGCGGAAAGGCGGTAGGCGACTGCACGGTGCGGGCAATCGCAAAGGCGACGGGGAAGGACTGGGACAGCGTATACTGGGGGCTTTGCATCGAGGGGAATCTGGCGGCGGATATGCCGTCGAGCAATGCGGTGTGGGGAGCGTACCTGAAGAAGCAGGGCTTCCGGCGGGAGATTGTGAAGGACGACTGCCCGGCGTGCTACACGGTGGCGGATTTTGCAAAAGAACATCAAACAGGCGTTTTTATCCTGGCATTATCCGGCCATGTGGTATGCGTGGAGGACGGACAGCTATTTGACAGCTGGGATTCCAGCGGGGAGACACCAATCTATTTCTGGACAAGGGAGGAGATAAACGATGCCTGATTATTACTATCCAAACAACAGCTACTATCCGCAGCAAAGACCGTATCAGCAGCACCAGAACGGGCTGCTGTGGGTGCAGGGCGAGGAGGCGGCGAAGGCGTACATGGTGGCGGCGGGGAATTCCGTGCTGCTGATGGACAGCGAGAAGCATTCATTCTACATCAAATCGACGGATCAGAGCGGGATGCCGATGCCGCTCAGAATCTTTGACTACACGGAGAGGACCGCGCAGCCGCAGAAAAAGACGGAGGAATACGCGACACGGGAAGAATTGAAGGCGCTGGAGGAGAGAATATCGGCGCTGATGGAGGGAAAGCAGGATGAGCAATAGCTTGTTTCAGCAGCTCGGCGGGAACCGCATGGGCGGGCAAATGGGACAGTTCCAGAGGATGGTGCAGGACTTCCGGCAGTTCCAGGCGAATTTTCAGGGCGACCCGAAGGCGGAGGTCATGAAGCTGGTGCAGTCCGGGAAAATCAATCAGCAGCAGCTTGATCAGCTCCAGGAAATGGCACAGCAGTTCCGGGCTTTTTTGTGAGATCAATCTCGTGGCCACGAATTGATATAAAAATTTGAGAAAGGAGAAAAAGCGAAATGTCTTTTCAGGAAGGAAACCCCATGGTGACGATGCCCGTACAGCCGGCATATAACGGATACGGCGGCGGAATGTTCGGCGATAGCTGGATCTGGATCATCGTGCTGTTCCTGTTCGGCTGGGGCCGTAACGGCTTCGGCGGGAACAATGGCGGCGTTTCGGACGGCTATGTGCTGGCTTCCGACTTCGCAAACATCGAGCGCAAGCTCGACGGCATCAACAACGGTGTCTGCGACAGCACCTTCGCGCTGAACAACAGCATCAAGGACGGCTTCTCGGCCGCAGAGCTGGCACGGTGCAACGCGCAGATGCAGTTCATGCAGCAGCTCTTTGCGCTGCAGCAGCAGATTTCCAACTGCTGCTGCGAGAACCGCGAGGCCATCGCGCAGGTGCGCTACGACATGGCGACGCAGGACTGCCAGACGCGCAACCTGATGCAGAACAACACCCGCGACATCATCGACGCATTTAACTGCGGAATGCGCAGCATCGAGCAGCGCCTGACCGCGCAGGAGATGGCGGCGAAGGACGCGAAGATTGCAGAACAGAATCAGCTTCTGTTCGGCTATCAGCTTGCGGCCTCGCAGGCGGTTCAGACGGACGGCCTCAAGAGCTACATCGGAAGCCAGTTTGCGCTCAACAATCCGCGCCCGGTTCCGGCCTTTAGCGTTCCGGCACCGTTCCAGTACGCGGGCTGCGGCAACTGCAACTGCGCCTGACAACCAAACATTTCAGCTTTTTCGTGAACTCACGAAAATGATCCGCCGCATTGCGGATACTGAGCGAACGCGGCGGGGCAATCGTCCCGCCGTAGTTTTTTGAAAGGAGAAACAAGAATGGCAGAATTTGTAAATACAAGCATTGTGACGGTACCGGCAGGGCAGAATGTGCCGCTGACGGAAACGGCGGTCACCGGTAAGCCGTGCATCGTTCACAGAGATGGCGCGGGGATCGTGACGCTGCGGGGACTGACTCAGCAGTGCAAGGCGAGATTCCGCGTGGCGTTCGGCGCGAACATCGCGATTCCGACCGGGGGCGCAGTGGGAGCGATTACGGCGGCGCTGGCAATCAACGGCGAGGCGCTGAACAGCGCGGCGGCGACCGTCACGCCGGCGGCGGTGGAGAACTATTTCAACATCTACGTCAGCGCGATTGTGGAGGTGCCGAAGGGCTGCTGCGTGACGGTGGCGATGGAGAACACCAGCGCACAGGCGGTCAGCTTCGCAAACTCCAACATGACCGTTGACCGGATTTCCTGAAAGGGGGAAGGACAATGTACGAACTGAGAGAAAAGCTCTGCGAGGAACTGGACCGGTATTCCCGCAAGGAGAATCTGAGCGCGGGCGATCTGGACGTGCTGCACAAGCTGGCAAGCACGATCAAGAACATCGACAAGATCATGATGCGCGAGGGAAGCTCTGCGGATGGCTATAGCCGCGAGGGCTACAGTCGAGACGGAGAATGGCAGGCAGATATGCGCGGAAGCTATGGACGCGGAGGCTCCTACGCCAGACGCGGGATGCACTATGTCAGAGGCCACTACAGCCGCAGCACCGGGGAAATGAGAGAGCAGCTCCGGGAGCTGATGCAAGGCACGGATGATGATGCGACGAGAGACGCGATCCGGCGGTGCATGGAGAGCATCGGGAGAGAGTAAAGGCATAAGCATTTCCATAAGCATTTACTGTTCATGATTTGGGGTATTTGTGTATTTTATACAGTGCTTTTATCCCAAGTTTTTATACAGTCAAAAGCCAGCGAACCGTTGCAAATAAAGGAAAAGCCTTGCAAACTCAATGTTTGCAAGGCTTTGAATATTGGCAGGGGATGAGGGATTCGAACCCGCAGAGGATGTGGGAAAAAGCCAGTGTTTCCAATGGTTTGAAAAATGAATAAGCACTTTTATAAGCATTTAC